AACATGACCACTGCTCTCTTTGAAGAGGATTGATCAGCAGCATCAATATGCCAATCAAAGATTCCCTGATTAGGTTCGTATCTCTTGATTCGTGGAGCTTCGTAATCCTTCATTGGCTCATAGCACACTAGCTTATCGCGTAGTGCATTATGTGTCTTATCCATATAGAAGTTATTTACCGCTCTCATCAACTCGCCCATCGGTTCACGAAACTCAGCAAAAGCCGCATGATCAAGCATATTGATCTCAGCAAAGTCAAAGATCTTACTCTCACGTTTTACATAATTAGGATCAGAATGGCTAACAGAGTCATATGTCTCGATGAGCTTCTCACACATATCTAAAGGCATCGCATCCTTTAAATGTAAAATATACTCAGCTAGGGTTTTGTGCATGATATGAAGTGATCTTCTTTACCATTGGTTCGAGCCAATCAGTGGTTCTTTCTTTAAATACGATAGGTGTATTAGATCCATCGACAGCCATAATAATCACTAATTGTTCAATAGGTGTGCCAGTTCTTTCTTCGAACATACACGAATATGCACATGCTTGAATGAAATAGTCCTCAATCTCATCACGTGATTTGATTCTCTTCGACGTCTTAAAGTCTACAATAGACAGTTCGTCATCAAAGTTACCAATCAAGTCAACTCGACCAGCAGCTTTTAATTGATCTGAATAGAGAGGACATTCTTGAAGAACAACAGAATCCAACCTTTCATCGATAACACCTTTCACTGCACGTGCCAACTGTACGATATGTGGAAGATTCTCTCCTTTCATGAAGTCTTCTTCGTTATTAATATATCGTTCAGCAATAGAGTGAACAGCATTCCCCCGCCCGCAGGCGTGTCGCGTGACGCGATTTGCTTCTTCAGCGCCAACCCTATTACGCCATGCTATAATAGATGCCTTCGTAAAGTATCCAAGAATAGATGTAATAGACGGATATGTCTTTCCAACGGGAGTAACATACTTACGTTTAGAGTTAGTTGTCTCTGTGTTTAAGTCATCATATCCCAATTTAACAGGACAGTGCTTAAATGTTTTTGTTCGACTAAGTGGCTGAGGTATCATAGAATGCAAATGTGAGTTGTATATAAAGTGCAGGGAATAGTTCCAATTGTTTATTCATAGTCTTCAAGAGTGTTAGGTGATTCGTAATAGTCGATGTTGTCAAAGTAATCTTCGCGCTCATATTGATTCGCGAAGTCTTTCTTACCACGACTTAGTTTCTGTTGGCGCTTCTTCTTTCGTTCGAAAGAATCAAGTTCGCCATATACATTAGCTGTCTTATTCCTTACAGACTGTTTATTCCTTTTCATTTTTAGTAATGTTCAATAGTAGATTCTACACCCGATGCTTTATTGATTCCTGTTAGAAGATCATTCCAACCTGAACCGGCCCGACGAATCACTGAAACAGATCCATCATAAGATAATCCCGGAGCACATACTCCACGTTTCACTTTTCCATCTTTCTCGCACGGGCAGGATTTGCCACATGGCTTATCTCGATCTGCAATAGCATGAGATTCTTCCCATATCTTATCGCACTTATCACAATAGTAATCGTATGTCATATTAGTTAAACCAAACTGGTTTCTCTCTTTTAGTCCAAACCATTTTGAACCGTTCTTGTTTTGTTTTATAGAATGCACGATATGATTTAACAACATCATCGAACATACATTCTGGATTTGACTTCATAGCTAGAGGCCATTTAGTGAGTGGCCCATCTGGAATATTAGCTGGTCCATAGAATAAATCCTTTCGAAGCAAGTCATCAGACTTATGGAGTTTACCATAACGGAAGGTGTATTCTTTACATAGAGCATCGAACAACTTCCAATGCCAACGATAGTTTTCGATAGTCGCCATTGTCCATACAGTACAAGGATGATGCATATGCACTGCCTTATAGTAAGTATCTTCTCGCTCGTCAGGTAGTACCCAATAGCGCGACATTGTTTTACCAGAATTAGAAGGTCTCCTCTCCTCAGAGCCATCAAGCATGCGATGTGCAGTTGATAGCATCTGAGCAGATTCGACAATCATCTTAGGTGTATGTTTATCACAGTGCATTTGTGCTGCGATTATTGGATCATTATCTAATACGAATACGTTCATACCATTATTATACCATACTTTAAGTCAAATGTAAATACTTATTTCAATAGAGCAGGGAATGTCTTCTCTACTAGGTTTTCAGTGACTTTAGTGTATAGCTTATGGAGAACCTTATCCTTTGCAGCAATAATGATCTCAGCGTCCTTTGCATCTACTGATTCCAAAAGCCGAATGAGAATTTGCTCCTTCTTTACGGCCGAAACCTTATTGCCCTTTACACATGAACCCAGTCCGCCGATAATGTTTTTCAATCGCGCTTGCTGTAAGCCAAGTGGTGTCTCACTCTTTTTATATGGAGGTGCACCTTCTGGAAAATCCAATTCGATCTTAGGATTATGCGCCAATTGAAGGATAGTCCGAAGAGCAAATCCATCATACTTTTTTAAAAGCTCAATGCGTTCAGCTCTTGTTGGTAGGTTTTGTGCTTCTTCGAGCAACTCGTGTAGTAGTTTTTCTGTATTAGTTTTATTCATGTGGGAAAAAATCCGAAGCTGATGGGACTAAATTGCTAAGTCGATTTGTGATTAGGTAGTTTAGGACCTTCATCTTCGGAGCTGGTTTTGTGTTATTGTATATGTCAAGGATTTCTGATTTGATATCTTCAGGAATGAAGTCAAGATCAATAACCTTTTGATTGCGTTGAAAGTTACGGTATACATGCTCAGGCATAATAGTCGATAGAGAATCATAGTTCTCTAACCACTCGTTGATTTTCTTCTTAGATAGTGGTGTCTGTCTAGAGCCTTCGTCGATAAAGACGCTATCAGCACTCAGTACATTTGGTACACCATCGCTTGAATCACCTCTAAAGATATGTTCTTTGATATATTGAACTGGATCCTTTTCAGTAATAAGCTTCTTCTTCATAGGAGAAAACTGCTTTACATTCTTATACTTGTGGAGCTGGATGAAGTCTTTATCAGCCGATACGATCATGACCTTTTCGTTCTTACCGAACTCTTGTGTTTCTTGTACAAGACATGCGATAATATCATCAGCCTCGACACCACGCATATGAAGTGGTATCCATGGAAGATTGGCACCGATCTCTTCGCGAACCTTAGTAAGAGTATCGAAAAACGCAGACCAATCCATAGCAGAGCTATCTCGTGCTTTTGCTCGATTAGCTTTATATTGTGGAAAGACGTCTTTACGCCAAGATCCACCATCACACGCAACAACCATTTGTCCATATTCTTCTCTGAACTTCATGTTATACATGCGAAGGCTATTCAGCACGACGTGTCGTAATATGTCTTCTGTTGGTGCTTCATTACCCTTTGAATTGGCAAAGAAGGCCGCAACTGCGATACCTGAGTAGTCAACTATAATCATAATATATTTCCTTTATTGTTTAATCTTATATAGATTATACACTATTTTAGCGCTAATGTAAACAATTAAATTCTTTCCTCTATCCACAGAGGCTTAAGATGAGCGCGGTGGATTTTCCCACCTACGAAGGCGTTGTGATATTCATTCGGCTTTAGTAGAACATCGCGTACGATCTGTTCTTTCATTTCGATATAATTTAGTTCACCCTTACTCTTACATAGATGTAGTATCTCTCGATCGAAGTGATCTAAACCGTTCTCTTCGACAATAAGCTTTACCGCTTCGCTTGAACCACAATATGTTTTCCAATCAGATTCCTTTAATGATCTTCTCTTGCGCTTCTTTCCCTTCAATGGTGGTTTAGTTACTTTCGAGAAGAAGCCTTTCTTTCCGATATACTTCATACCAGTCTCCTTATCGGTGACCATATAGACGAATCCGATATAGGCACCGATCATCTCACTAGTAAACTCCTCAGCTTTATAACTCCACATAGAGTTATTTATAAACCTATTCGAACTCGTTGGTCTCGATTAGATCGAACTCTCCGAAGTTTTCTTCACTACAGAATGGGCAATATGTTGGAACTAAGTCTTCATCAATATCTTGCTCAAGCCACTGAATAGTATATTGAGAAGCGCAAGCGTTACAGTATTGTGTTTCTTTAATCATTAACCTTCGCACGATGCGCATTGAAGTAAGTTGCGTGATAGTTCCTGTGATGGATTAGTGCCACGATGATAGTATAGTGTCTTTACACCTTGCTCCCATGCGAAGATAAGAAGTTGATTTACCTCTTTCGGTGGAGTCTTAGGATGAATCATTAGATTGATACTCTGCGCTTGATCGATATTGGTTTGACGGATAGCAGTCTGAATAATAACCTCCTTCTGAGAGATCTCGCCAAACGTCTTAAACACGTCTTTCTCATGATCAGATAAGAAGTCGAGGTGCTGAACTGAACCTCCGTGCACTAGAATAGATTTCCATGTTGGACCGTTATTCTTGCTATAAGCATCAAGCACTCTTTCTA